TAGACCGCTTCGTCACTGCCGATGACGATTAGGTTAGTCTGCACTGGGACGCTCACGCATTTACCCCTGATACATCGAACCGATCCGACATCAGCGCAGTGTGGTTGTTCTTGATAGCCGTGTAGATCGCCGAATTAGGGAACGACCGGACACTCTTGATCTCCGGGCCTACGCAGCCACGCTTGCTTCGGTCTTTCGTTGCCCCGTAATCATGCAGCACAATCACATCCGCTCTATCGCGCAACCGCTCTATCAACGCCACCCGGCTCTTGCGCGGCCGCGAATCGATAAAGACCACAGACCACATGCCGTCAAATGGCTCATCTCGCCACGCTTCGATCTTGCGTATGGTGTGATATTCATTGGCGAAACCCGCCACCGCCGCATACCACTGCGGGTGCGTTTCCAGCGTCACCAGCGGCCTGCTCGGCCAGCACAGCGCGTGCAGCAGAGGCGTACTGTACATGCCCGCCCCGCATTCCAGGATCGGGCCAGACGTTTGGTTCAGCGCCCATGCCAGCGGGGCCATGTGGCTCATGGCCGGCTCGTGGACGGTGAGGCAAACGCCCTCTATCATACTCGCCCCTTCAGCCGCTCAAGGTGCTCGCGGACTTGCTCGGCGGCTACGGTTCGCACGTCGGCTACGGGAACGACAATCCGCCGAGGACGTGCCCGCTGCACGGGAAATACAATCCGCTTACTCGTAGGCAGCGGCTCGGGTTCGGACTCCGGCTGCGGCTCTTCGATTCCGAGCTGCTTACACATCGCGTCCGACAGCATAAGGCCCTTACTAACCGCCAGCGTCAGCGCGTGAATATTGGCCGGCACGCTCACGTCGCTATGCTCCAGCAGCAGCCACAGTGTATGCACGCGGCCTACCTTACTGCCGTCGAACTCCTCCCATTTGTCGGACAGTCGTTTAACGATCTTCTCCCAACCCGTGTCGCCCGGCGCCACCGACTCAAGCGGAATGAACCCAACGCTGCTGGTCCGCAGATATCCGCCGCTCTTGAGCTGCCACACCTCCATTGCCCGCTCGGTCTCTGCGTACTGCGTCTTGGCCACGATGCCCATATCGTCGGCGCGGATGTCGAGGTCTTTGCCGATAGGTGGCATGCTGTAGTCGTGACCCCACAGCACTTGTGGCGCGAGCTTGAACTGGGTAAGTATCGCGCCTTTCGGGTCGAGCACTTCCGCTTGCCGATCTACATGCCGCGTACTGACGTACTGCACGGCCACGCGCTCGTCGCCGCTATCGACCTTCACATCAGCCACATACGCCTTGCGCACGAACTCGGCGCCATCTACATCCACCTCGGCCTTAACCGCTTCCTGTACCTCTTGTGGCAGCATGCGGACAATAGCCGCCGCTCGCATGCGGTCTTTCATCAATTCACTCCTCCACAATGCGCCAAACGCCACGCCCACTCCGCCTCAGCGGTGGCAAGTATTTCAACCGCGAATGCGCCAAAGGTCACGCCGTTCCACGTTACAAGCACGGGGTGCAACATCACGCTAGCACCGCCTCTACCGCACATCTGCAATTCGGGTGCAACGGCGGGTAACTTACGTCGCTGTAACTGAACTGCATCCGACCTTCGCCGCCGCTGTCGAGCTGCACGTTCATCTGCTGGCCCTCGGACCAGAAGGTAGTACCCAGCATCACAGTACGGTTGGCCATCTCACGGCAAAACTCGCAGGCGTCGCCCGACGTGATCCACCGCACATGGCTGACCACCCCGCTCTGCCGCCACAACTGCTCTTGCCCCGCGTTCAGCGCCCGTATCGCCTCAGTCCTGGCAATCCGCTCCGTGCGATATCTGGCGTAATCCTCGAACACGCCGGCCACGCGGCTCTGCAACGCCTTGGCGTGCTCGCCCGCCATTAGACCCTCGGATAGCGTCGCCTTCAGGTCGTCGTGCGTTTTATCGTTTACCCGTCGCGCGAACTCGAATACATACTTGCCGAGCCACGCCTGCAGTTCCGGGCGATTCACCTCGAACGATACGCCCATCGCTAGTATGTTGGCCGCATAGTCACCGCCGCGCATGATCGCGCCCTTGAGCGTGCTGTTGCAGTGTTCGCCCAATAGCCGATTCCACTTACTGCGGCCGAACAGCCATATCTCAGTTTCCTCTATGAGCGGTCCGGTACCCTTCTCGTCCTGGCTCATCGCGGCGATGTTGGCTTGCACCTCGCGCCGCTGTGACTCAAAGTCTCTAGCTACGATCCCTTTTAGCGCCGTCTCGATATCATCGGTAGCCGGCTGCGCGGCCTGCGCGGCGGACGGGGCGAGCCGCTGTGCCTTGTACGCCCGCGACGGTGGGGTGCCGTCCTCGGGTGGAGGTGTGCTGTCTGGCTCGCCCTGCGATCCGAGCGGAACCATATTATTCGGCACAAGCGGCACGTCGCCGCCGTCTACCGGATCGAGCCCATCGTGCTCGCGCTTCTCATTAATGCTCGCGTAGCCTGTGGTCAAGTGAACTCGCAGTTCCTCAAGCAGATACTCGCGATTCTCTGGTACGCAGTCGTCAAACGCCAGGAACAGCCGCCTACCGGGATCAAAGTCGGGGCAGAGCTGCTCGTTTAGCTTCTGCTCGACCCGTTTGAGTAGCGGGCTGATCGTGTCGTGCATGTACGAATAGTTGCCCGCCTCGGCGTTCGAGCGGTTCACATCGTCCGTCTTGAGCTTGCTCAACGGCACGCCGAACGCGCCTGCGATCTCTTCCATCGTCAGTTTGCGGTCGCCCAGCCAGGACATATCGCGTGGCGTGAAGCCCAGCGGCTTGATGTCCTGCATATCGTCCAGCACAGCCGCCGAGCCCGCGTGACTGCCGCTGAACGTCTGCCGCAGTTCGTTGTGCAGAGCCTTGCGCTGGTCATCGGAAAGCCGCCCCTTGATGACCACCGCAAAGTCCGGCCTGCCGTAGTTCTCCAGCAACGCCGTACCGTAGTCGAGCAAATCCTGATGCACATCCACGACACCAAGCACCGCCCGCAACGGTGACGTACCATAGAACAGGCTGGCCGGATCTGGCAGCAGGAAATGGATCATATCCGCCGCTGGTATGAACTGCCGCGATTCCAGCGACCGACCGTACCAATAGCCCGCAATGAATTTTTGCTTGTCGGGTTTGATCTCGACCCATTGCGACGGCAGCACCCACAACTCTTCAGGCACACCCAATCGCCCGCGCAGCTTGTATACATACGAATTGCCGACGAGCCCTTCGTACAGAAATATCAGCTCCAGCAGGTCGAACGAATTGCGCCATGGGTTGACCTTCGCCAGCAAGTCGAGTATCGGGTGCTCTTCGATCTCTTCGATATCGCCCGCATCCTTGCGCCCAAACTGCTGGGCAAAATGCTGCTTCTGGCGGTACTCCACTCGCTTGGTGGGCCAGCGGCGCGTGCCGCCCTTGACGTAGGCACGCAGTGGCACCTGGGCGGCTGTTACAGCGTTTTTGTTGGCGCACGTGTAGACCCATGATCTATACCGCTCAATCAGCTCGTCGTCGCTTGCGCCCTTTGTATCCCGCCTCAACCACGGTAGCGAATATCCGAGCTGGGCGGGTTTGACAATATCCAGCGCCTTAAGCAGCGCCGCTGCTAAGCCGTTCCTCAGCCGCCCCACTATTCCCCCTCCACTGCTAGACGGGCAGCTCGATGCTTTCGTACCGGCTGCGTCGGCCGACCGTCCCTACAGCCTTAACGCGCTCTTCTGCATGCCCGCCGTCTGTCATGCGGCTGGCGTGTGGCCGCGGCGCCGAGGCCAGGCTGTAGACCGCCAATGCCAAGGCGATAACACAATCATCATGCCCCCGCGTTGCCTCGTATCGCATCTTGCCGCTGGGCAGCATCTCGTATCCGAAATTACGTAGCTCATCGACGAGCACACGCTGATCGGTGCCGATGCGAATACGCTTCTGCTCGATAGCAAGCTGCAAGCCGACGATAAGCCGCTGCTTCGATTCATTCGTGAACGTGTACGGCTCAACGTCCAGGCCCGCATCGTACAAGTCCTCGTACACGGGCTCGCCTACGCCCGTGCTGTCGATCACACAGTGGCCGCCGTACTGCTGGCCGATAGCCAGCAGCCGCGCCTTGGTCGTCGGCCACGTCGCCTGATTCCAGCGATTGAGGGCGCCGAGGTGGCCGTTGCTCGACATCACGGCACATACGGTGAAGTCCTCGTGTTTAGCGAGGTCGATACCGAGCACGTATGGCGCCGCCGCCTCGATCTCGGCCGGATCGATAAGTACTGCGTCGACACCACGGAAAACGGCAGCCGCCTCGTCGAGGAATAGCCCCTCGTATTCCTGGGCGAACCAATCGGCGGGATAATCGCGGCGCGCCCGCTCATATTCTGCCTTGGGGAAGAACGGCGAATCGACGCTGCGAAAGTGCCACGACTCGTAGTCGGGGCTGTATACGTTCGAGTCTCGCCTACCGTGCTCGTGCTCGGCCCAGAACCACGTGTGTTTGCCCTTGGGTGTTGAGGCCAGTAGCGCACGACCGCTGCGCTTGGCGAGCGCCGGCTGCAGCGCGCGCCAAGAATCCTCGGTAATGCCGCTGCATTCATCGACAAACGCATCATCCCAGCCAGGGCCACGCATCGCCCCTTCGCGATCTGCCGACCGCCAGTCGGTGACGCTGCCGTTAGGCCACGTCCACTGCCGCTCGACCTTGTTAATGCGAACGAGCTGAATGAGTTCATCGGGTAGAATTTCAAGGGCTTGCCGCCAGTCCTCGAGCTGGTCCATATAGGTCGGCGTGACGATGACTCCGCGTGACTTTGGAGTCGATAGCCGAAGCCGGATATGATCGGCGACGCCACAGTGCGTCTTACCCCAGCCGCGCCCGCA